AGTTTAAGCCTATGTTAATCATAATTGACCTTTCGGGAATTATATTAAATTATTGCACATTTCCGTCTAAACTACACTCAATCAGTGTAGACTTCCATGAATAGTAATCTCTACCAAGAGGTTGCCCTGATCTATAACTTAGATAATTATATGACTACAATGGTAAGTATTATTATATATAGCCGTTCCTTCCTAATCGGTCTGTAAGTTATTTCACGCTTACATTTACCGCCGAAGGCTCCAACTATATACTTTTATTCTTCCATGTCCTGTATAGCCAGACAATGTAAAAGTATTAAAACTTTTTACAGTTAGGTTACTTAGAGATCACTAAATCTAGGTTTAACAGACCATCGAGTTTAACTCGATTCGATTTAGCCGCTTGAGCGCTTACCATACTTATCTGTTCTAGATAAGAACTCTAATTTCTTAGAGCATTGGCCTACTACTCGGCTGACACCAACCATCCCTGGTTGATGTTTTTTCTCGCCTTCGTCCCCGTCCCTTACAAAGGGAGCTATACAGTAATGTAGACTATTGACTAAATGTCATAGATCAGACCTATTCGGGTAAGAGTTATTTTAAACAACTTTATCTAAATACTCATCTATCTTAACTACTGATTAAATAAATAGGTTATATACAATCAAAGGATTATATAATCTTAAGTCCCTGTTTACTCATTAAGATAGATAAAATTGAGTAATTGAGAGTTAATAAAATTTTCAATTATTTCAATTTTACACCTAGATTCGAAGATTTCCATAATCTTATAAATCGAGACACCGATGACTTAGTTACCTGAACTATTCTTCTTTGTTCCCTTTCAACGAAAGGTAGCAAGGATAAATCATTTTCTATTGAAACTAATTTACTTAGAATAGTCTCGAAGAGGTCGACCTTTGATAAGGAGTCAACATCATCGATTAAGGCAACTAATTCACGAACTTTAAGAAGTGTATCCATATATTGGTTTCTATAAACAAATTCGTTTACTAGAATAACATATGAATACAACTCATTTGAAATGGTCATATCTCTTAGATCTAAATTATTATCTTTCGAGTATGGACGTAATAACGAACATATTCTAGGATCTTGATCAAAAGAGACCATACCATAATGAGCCCTTGTTCTATCAACTGTAACCAGATATCTCAATAGAGACATCGAAGTATCAAGTTTACTGATCTGTTTCCTTATCAGGGAAACATAGGAATCAGTAAGACCTTGAAATACAGATTCCCTAACAGGAACTCTCTGTACTAAAGATCTTATAGACAAGAATTCTCTAAAGGCTTCAGGTGTTCAATCCCTAGGAAAAAGAGATGATAAGATTATAGCTCTCATACGACCAGATAATTTTCTTAATGGATTTGTAATCTTAGATAAGGACCTATAACCAAACTGGTTAAAGGCCAAAATCTGAGGTAAGGACACATGATATTTGTGCATCAATTCTATTGAAGCAGAAATACTAATAGTCCCAGCATATACTTCTTTTAGAGGTATAGCTGAACAATCTTTCTTATTAAAGAAATATCGCTTAGCAAATTCAAGAGAATTACCGGAAGGTGAAAGTAAGGATTTATGAATTCCCACTTTCACACCAATTCAACTCATAATTTCCAAATATTTATGAGCAATTGGCCCGTCGGCTATAACTACATCATCTCCAAGGATTGCATAATCCTCGAATCATCTGGTCTTTCCGGACACCAGGAATGCTGCGAACTGCACAATAAAATGATGTGTGACAGCTAGCATCGCTCATGATGTCAATGCTCCCATAGGTTGCCCAGCCCCATAGTACAACTGTTTCAGTCCCTTTTGTTTATCTTTCATCGAAAGAAACTCAGAAGCTGACTTAGGAAGACTATAAGGCCGGCCGATTAGCATTATTGATCACAATCTGGCAAAATTTGCCCCTACTAAAGGACTTAACACGATCATCTGCAAGACTATTGGTAGTCTATCAGTGGCCGCGCTCAAATCTAAAGAGTAAAGAGATTTATTCTTTAAGAGGAGAGCCTTTAAAGGTTTGATTTGATCAAATGTACCATCTTGAGGAATTTTCCCAAGGATGGTAAATAATCGTTTATGCAATGGGTCCATAACCCATTGAGTCACGCAATCTACAAGTGCAAAGACTCTTACTTTTCCTGCAGGTTCGGGTTTTAAACCGAGTCCTCCTAGTGTTTTACACTTACTTATAAATTCCTTAGGTCAACTAGAGATCTTAACACCCGTTTCAATAAAACGGATAAAAGATATATTTCCAGTTGATTTTAAGTAATCA